AATCGTAAGATCATCTACGGAATCCGCTAAACCCTAAGTTAAGCGCCATATCTTCAGAGTTGTCGAATACACCGTAAGATGTTCCGTTTGCTCCATAAGAATTTTGAGCGGCTAACATATTATCAATACCTAAAGAAGTTGCACGATCTAAGAAAAGCATGTTCTCTTCAATAGCTCCCTGCTTATCAAGTTCTTGTAGAATAGCGTCGAAATCTTCTAGTCCAGTTCCAGCAGCTCCAAAGTTAGCATCTGAGTAAACAAGACCTCTAGTTTCAAGAGCAGCAAAAAGTCCATCAGAACCTGTAAGCTCAGTTCCTCCTTCAAATCCAGCAGCTGGAGTAATTGGAGTTACGGCTTTTTCAGCTTCAATCATAGACATTTCTAACTGGTCTTCAAAACGAATACGTGCTTCGTGCTCAGATTTTAAGTACCATAAGTAACCAGATGTTCCAGCTTCAGTAGTAACTTCAACCCATCCAATTTGAGCAGTATCAGAACCGCTTACATTGTATTTATCTCTAAGGATAATTGGCTTGTTGTTAAATTGTTCGAAAGCTGCATCAACAGAAGTACCTGCGTTAGAAGTTCCTTTTGCATATTCAGAACCGTATACAAATATCTTACCAGCATCGTGAGCTGTGATTGTTGCAGCGGCATAACCAACTACTGTTAATTCTACAGCGCCTGCTACAGGAGCAGCTACTGCTTGAACATAAGCTTTTTCTACAACTAGTCCGTCAGCTGAGGCAACTACAATTGTAGCTCCTGGGCCAATAACGTTTTGGTTAACCCCTCCTGCACCTGCTGGAATTGTTACTGTAGTTGTAGTTGTTACTACTGGGTCGTATGCAATGTGTAATCTTCCTTGCTCAGACCATACTACTTGGTCAGAAGCCATAGGCATTTCAGCGCCTACCATGCGTAAGAATCCAGAAATCGTACGGTTTCCGTAACGCTCTACTTCTTTTTCGTATACCTCCGGTAAGAACTGTTGTGTAAAATCTAAATCTGCAAGAGTTAGATAGTTGTCGTTAAATAACGTTTGTGTTGGACGTGGAGTTAAATGATTTAACTGCGCTCCGGCCGGAGTACCTTTAGGTACGCCAAATTGACCTGCCATAATTTTTAAGTTTTAAGTTGTTGTTTTATTTTCTTTTAATTCCAAACTTAGGCGAACTGGAAGATTTAATTGACTTAACCGTAAAACCGCCTGGCATACTGACTTTCTCATGAGCACCTCTTGGACTCATATCAATATTCTTGGCTTTTTCAATGCTACTTTTCATTGCATCGGCTTTGCCTTGCTCGTAAAAGTGGTTTGCAATTGCATCTGGATTCATAGCTGTAAATAAAGACTTGTGATAACCTGCAGCGTCGCTCATTTCATTTTTATCGTTCAAGAACTTCTTGACCAAATTATTGATGTCGCTTTGGGTGTCTTTAACCTGATCCACATTATTTACTTTAAACCTAAACTTCTTTTCCCCAACGTTGAAATCAAAACCTTTGAAATCATTAGAAAAAAGCTTTTCTGTTTTGTTTTTAAATGTAGACACTTGTTGTTCAACTACTTTAGTTGCCTGTTCGTTTTCTTTTGTATAACGGTTAAAAAACTCAACCGCTTTTTGTTGTTCTGGATTTAATTTTGATCCAGCTTTTACTTCGTCGTAATATTTTGTTTTTAATCCCTCTAAGTGATTTTTAGCTTTTGCTAGCTCTTCTTTATGGGCTAATTTTTTTCTACGCACATCTCGATCTTCATCTAGCTCTTCATCATAAGAAAAATTATCTTCCATTAAGAAAGAAATTTCTTCAGAGTCTAAGTGAGGTCGTGTTGTTTCGTAATATTCTCTTAATAATTGAGTTTCATTTAGTGAGGCGTAATCTGTATTAAGTTTAACGTAGTCTTCTAAAGATCCTCCTGTATCATTCATAAATTCAACCACCTTCTGTATATTATCTGGTAATTCAATTCCTGAATTTTGTTGTTCAGTGAGAGCTTCGTGTACATCTTCTTGAAGATCTTCTACTTGCTCTTGTACTTCTTCTTCTGTTATTTCTTGAAGAACGGATTCTTCATTTTGAACGGGCTCCCGTACTTCTTCAACCACTTCTTCGCTACTTGGCGTGTCTTGGGGTTGCTCGACAGGAACATCGCTTGCATCTGCTTCTTGCTCTGGAATGGCATCTTCTACTGGTTTATTTAATTCTGATAAATCAACCTTAATAACGCCGTCCTCGAACGACATGGGTTTTGTTTCTTGCGCAGCAGTCTCTTCCGCTGCGGGCGCTTCTTTTGTTTGTTCTTCTGACATGATAAAATATTATATAATTATTACTATTATTATTACCTAGGCTCAAAGGAACCTAAGTTAAAGTTGCCGCTAAGTATGTCGTTTCCGCTGGATTCGAAGTTTTTAGGCGGCAAATCGTTTTGCCTTTGATTTATTAATTCACTTTGTTGAGTAGCTTGCAGTTTAGTTCTTTCGTCTTTACGATCTTCTTTTTCAGCTACTTCGCTTTTTTTGCCTTGCACTTCAATGCCTTTTAATCTCATATTCATTTGAAACTCTAATTCCATAAGCTCCTTTTTAAGCGAAGCTTCTTGTATTAATTTTTGAGAATCAATTTGAGCTTTAGCTTGCTCTAAGGCAATTTTTTGCTGTATTAAAGCTTGTTGTTTTTGTACCTCTGCTTGAGCTGCTACCTGCTGAGCTTGAGCATTAGCCTCTGCTTGAGCTTGAATATTCTGTTGTTGCATTTGCTGGTCTTTCAATTGCTTTTCGTTTCTTCGTATCTTAAGTAATTGATTAGCTAATTTAAGATTTTTAATTTCCCTTAAGTCAATAGCGTCAGATAGATCAATAAGTCCACTTTGAACAGCTGCTTGTATATTGTTTTCTAATACAGCTCTTTGTTCATCATCTGGTTGTAATTCAATAAATATACCAAAGTCATATAAATACAAGTCGCTCATTTCCTCTAGTACTGCTACATTTTGATTGCCTATCTTATGTATAAACGCTTCTTTTGTTGGCGAGTATTCTAGTATATCAGATATTCTTAATGATAATCCCTCGCATAAATCTGCAGTTAAAAACAAACTACTTTCTAATATGTGACGTGTTGCTACATTTGAATTAGCTGCGGCAAGTTTTTGAACACCGACTAATGCTCTAGCATCCGGTGTGCTACCGTCTCTAGCTTCATTCAGACCCGTCACATCGCGAATCATTTGCATGTAGTAATTATAATTGGCAATTAAACTTTGCATTTTTTGACCACCAGCGCCTGTCGTAATTTCTTGAATAGGCACTTTACCAGGGTTCATATCACCATCTTGCGTAAATGACCTACCAATAACAGATCCTGTTTGAAAAAACATATTCAATGCTTCTTGCGGATTGTAGTTTGTTCCGTTACCTAAGTCAACCTCAGCTAAACCATCAGCATCAAGATAGACTCCGTCTGGAACCATTCTTGACATAACTTGTTGTAACTTTAAATGTGTAAGCTGAATCATATCTGCAAAGCCAGTTATACGGCTTACTATAGATTCAATTCTACCTCTGTACATTCTTGGAGCTACAATACTATAGTTCATTTTAACTTTAGTATAATCACTCTTAGGGCGTATCATATTTTTAGCTAATTCCCATTTAAGCAATTCACCGCCTAATACTTTTACACCTTCATAAACAACTTCTAAAGATTTTGACAATTTAGATATGCCATACTCCTCATACATTTCTTCTGGCGGATTAAACTCATCAGTCTTAGGGATTATTTTAGCTGCCCCTGTTGCTGTTTCTTTAACTTTGTAAACTTCGTTTGTAAAAGTCTTGTAATTAAAGTAAAGAACCTGAACAGTATTTGAATCATCATAATCCGAATTACTAAGAGTTCTATCGTAAAATCCATTATTACTAGTGTTTTGCCCAGCAATCTTTTGCAGTTGATCGTTAGTTAGCCAAGGAAATTCTTTTTTAAGCTCGTTTAAATGAACAGCTTTTACTTCTCCAACATAATATATATCCTCAAAGTATGGTGAATCTGTATATGACCAAACTAAATTTACTGGGTCAACGTATTCAACAGTCGCTCCTTCGGCTTTACTGAATGTATTTTTAACCGCCCCGATACCAATGGTTGTTAAATCATAGTTGCATCTACGTTTAATCAAATCATAATTATTGCCATCTAATAAAACAGTTATAGCTTGTTCTTCTGCTAATTCAACTTGCTGCTTATAGCTTAATTGCATATGCAGATCAAGTTCCTCTTTATTTTTAGGCAAAGTATTAGGGTCACTTTCAAATAAGTTTACTCCAAATTCTTTTTGAGCAAACTCATTAAGCTCTTTTGTTTGCATATCCCGTATGATAGCTTCCATGTACTTTGTACGTTTTTCAACGCCATATGGATCTTGAGAGTATGCTTTTATATCAAATTGTCTATCTGAAATACCATTAACAACTATATCAACAAATTTTGGTATAATTGGCACCGGCTTCCAATCTAAATTCAAATAAGATAAATCACCATTAATAGATAACTCATCTTTATACTTTTGTATCCCTTGCTCTCCTCGAGCATATAATCTTAGGTTGTGAAAAGTAGCTTGATTACTTTTAAATCGACTATTGCCGTTATCGGAGCTAAACCATTCATTTTCTATAGCTCTACCAATGGTGTTACCATAATCTTTTGACATTTTCTCGGCATCGCTTGCAATTTGACTCGGAAAATAACTTGTTACAACTGACTCAGCCATATTTTTATTTTTCTATTAGTTTTGATAAACCACCAGAATTGGTGTATTTAGCTATTTTTAAATTTATTTTATTTTTTTCTACTGTAGGTCTAGGGTGGTATAAATGTCTGTTGCAAGCCATGATGGCTAAACCTGAGCTAATCGCAGCATCAAACTTTGTTCTTTTATTTATATCAAATCTTGACCATTCATTTAAAGTAGTATTAAAGTACATAGTACCATAACTACCATCTTCTTGTAAACCAACGTGTCTGTCTATATAGCTTTCAATAGCAGCTGCATGGGCTTGTTTAATGTCTTCACTAGAGTTAGGCATGCCGCCAATTTCTTTTTCAGTTATAGATAGTTTATTCCAAACTTTGTCAGGGCGATTCATTGAATAGCCTCTATAACCTCTTCTTTTAAAATAATACAATAGCCTAGGCTTATTATTTTCAGCTAGTATTGGCATTCCGTAAAATACACATGCCATTAATACATCCTCAAAAAACATTTCAGCAGTTTGTGGTCTAGCTATATATTCTAAAAAGAATGTATTAGCAGGAGCATCTTCCATACTAAACTTAGTTAGCCCATGCAAAGCTCCCTTTGAACCT